GTAGAAGCTTCGAGCCTTTTTCCCTTCACCCAATTTCCACTTTAAAAACGGAGAGTGTTACCAATCCGTAACGATAAATCCCGGTTGTCCATAAATCGTTGTTGTTTTGCCAAGTCCCATGCGATATTCCGACCAATCTGCATATTTTTTTGTAGCACGAATTACAGGCATTGGAACTTTTTGAGCATCCGTATTGAACAACGGAAGGTTTGAAGTAAATGGACACACCATGCGATCAATGAGAGTCTTATAATGCGGAACTTGCGTGAGATCTACCAATTTCCACCAATCGGTATCCAATCCAAATCGTTGATTCAGATTTTCGTCCATGTCTTGCGGTCCAAGGTCTGAACCACCACTTTCCATTAATATTTCCATCAATTCACGAATAACACAATAAATTGATGGCGTGACACCCACGGTGTATAAGTACCCAATTAATTTTGCATGCAAATTGACCAATGTCAACGGCTTGGTACTGTCAACAAATAATTTTGGTAGGACCTTGTACCCTTCTCTTGCAAAAGACCAATGAAAGGTATCAATGATATGGTTGGAACATCGAGGGCAATATACCAAAACCCAGCGGAATTTAAGAAAAGTTGGATAATCTCCCAAATCATATCGACCTTCACAAGTTTGACAATTGCGATCAAATAACTCGTGCTCACAATTTGTTTTACGATCAAATGAATGTCCTCCAATATGCGCAAATTCAACAATTTTAGTATGAATCTTAAAATCGTCTACTGGAATCGTAAACCTGAAAGTCTTCTTCATGACTTCAGGAATGCGCTGTAATTGTTCCACAGTCCAGTGAGCACGGCTAAAACAAGCAAGAGCATCATCTCCAAACACCTTGATTGTCAAATGGTCACGCCAATCTTTCCTCAAAAAGAACTCCGGGTTTATTTGCTTTAGCACCACAACTTGAGCGACGTAATTGCAAGCGGAATTCATGAAACTTGTATCCCAAGAACCACTCATCATTGCAGCAGCAATTCCAAACCAACCACCGCCGCTAGGACAATTGAAAGCTTTGAACTTATGACACTCGATTACACGCAAAAAGAAAGCAAGAAAAATTTGAGACCGATCGTCCATGCCAATGTCATAAAATGCACCGAAACTACGCGCAACGTTTGCCAACAAGCTTGCCAACATGTTCATATCCCACTTTTGGACATCCCACTCGACTATTATGACGTTATCCAATATGGATTTTTCTAGGCCATCTTTTGCCTCCAACATTTGCGTTCTAGTGGCGCCGTGCGGAACAGTCAAAGTCAAACTGTCCCAAGGTCGTCGAAACATCTCAGAAGCAAATGCTTGTGCTGATCCACCAAAAAAGCTCATGCCAATTGCGATTGGCATGTTCTTCTTTTCAGTTCCAATTCCACCACAAGAAGCAAAAATTCCATAAATCATGCGGAGTATTGTGGACAAGACTATGTGAACTACAAAAAAACATTCGTTCACCAGGCGCGGTGTAAAATTGATGCATACCAACATCGGAATCTGTTTGTTGTACGACTCGAACTTTGCCACACTTGACTTCAGCTTTGATGGCACACTGAGCAACGTTAGGTATTTTAGACGAAACAACTTTCATTTTACTATCAAATCGTTCCTCGAATGATACTTCATCGGCAAGATCTTCAATATATACTTTGGTCGCTTGGGCAACATGATGTTTTTTGTAACAACGCGGCAGGTCTTTGATCACTCCGGGAGCAGTCATTTTGTCGTCAACTACACAATCCGTACGAAAATCAGGAACCTCAACACTCTTATATGAAAAGAATGTACAATCAGTATGCATAGTCTTAATGGCAAAAGACAAATCGTCCCAATACTCGGGTTCACGCGGCTGATCTAATGTAGGATGAGAAAAATAACTCAACAACTTCGGAAAATAATCCATTGAATGACC